TGTTTCCTTTGAGCATATCTGTGCGTAATTCGTTCCAAAAATCACTTTCCATAATTTCTTTAAATGATTTTTCTTTTACATTATACTGAGACATTGTAGGATTGCCTTTTTCGTCTCTATATGCTGCGTTCATATGGTCAAATCTACAACAAGGTTTTGCTTGTCCGTTTGGTTTGAGTTGCATGTGTATCCAAGGATATATACAAAAACTATTTTTTACTACTGTCATTTACATAAACCGTTTTGTTTTGAAATTGCTTTCCGCATGTTCTAGCACAAGTAAGCAATTTACCTTCTGCAATACTTTTTAATTTGAAACGTCTTTCGATATCATATAAGTTTTCTATTGCTTCTTCTGGTGTAACTTTATGCAAGTCTACACTGTTCATATCAAACTCTTTGTTAAACTGATAAGCGCCAGGACTGTCGTGATGTAATGTTCCTAAAAAACAACAAGGCATCACATGACCAGTATGTGCTAAAAATAATTCTTTCCAATCTTGTATTTGACATTGTATTTCTACATTATCAAAAGGCGACGGCTTATCTAACTTAAACTCAAAAGTCGCAGGACCAGGATAATGGTGCTGTTCGCCAACATTTGGATGTCTATATTCTGGTGTTTCAGGAGGTTCTAAATCATATAGACGTTCACCATCTTCCATTACTGCCCAGTTTTTGTGTCCTCTAAATTTTTGAGTAACTTTTAATCTAAAATCCATACCAAGTTTTGCAGCAAGTTCTTTAGCTTCTTCTACTTGATGTTCATTATGTTTAAAAACTATAAATGTCCAAGCACCATTACCGCCTGCTTCTTGGAATGCATTTACATTTTTCCAAACTTTATCCCACACAACGCCACGTCGATACAGATGATTTGTATCTTCAAGTCCATCTATTGCAAAATGCACTCTTGTGTTCATAGCACCTAATTCAGCCCACCATTTTGTGCTTCGATACCCTGCATTTGTATCAATAGCGACATCTACATCATGTTTTTTAAACCATTTTACATAATCTACAAGACTTTTGTTAAGACAAGGATCTCCATATACACCACTAAAGTAAACATGATCTAAATTGTTTGTTCTTTCTTCAGTAAAAAATTTAAAGAACATTTCATCCTCTAAATCCATTGTGTTTAAACCAGGTTGTAAATATCCATCTGTAGTAAATCTACTGCACATAGGACATTTGCTATTACAACGTCCGCTTGCTTCTATATGTACACGTTTTAAATTAGGAACCATTAAAGTTTCCTTGTAGTCATTAAACTTAATCCAGCTTTCATTGTAACTTTGTATTTTGGAAAATCCATACCACTGTGTGCTTGACATCTATCAAATGCAATTATACTGCCTCTGTCCCAGTTATACATTGCTTCAAAGTCAAAGCCATCTAACCAACGTGCTGGAAAATGGCTTAAATATTTTTCTCGCACTTCTGGGTCAAACGGTTTATCCCAATCTACTTCTTTAATGCTTCCATCTTTGTTATAACAAGTCAAATTGTCATAGTTACGCACTGTATAAAAAACATCTGTGTCATATTTGTTATCACTTTTTGCAAAGTTAGTTCCAAACTTGATAAATCTATTGTCAAACAAACAGGTACCTGCAGGGGGTATTTTATCTGTACCTTTGTATGTTTTATTTGTATGTCCAACCCACAACGGAATAATAATTTGTCTACCTGGTACTAGCCCGCGATCCATAAGATATTCTGGACGACCTGTATCAATATGCAAGTTGTATGGACTTGCAGTCATAACAAAATTACCTTCCCACATGCCTGTTTGTTCTAGTTCTGGTATATATTTTTTCCACTTATCAAAAAACTTGTCTTCAATAGCAGCGTTATCACTGAAAAAATGTAGTGTACCTGTTTCTTTTACACGCATCTTGTCATAGCGTTTGAGCATGTGTTCTTTGAGCCATTCAAGTTCATCTTCATCCATTACATCATGTACTTGAAAACTATCAGTCCATGTAGCTTTCCATGCTTCGTGATATTCTTCTGCAACTTCAAAATCTATTTTTGTATCTGGATCTGTATCTAGTTTAGCTATACTCATTCTTCGTTCCAATATTTGTCTTGCATAGGATCAATACTTATTTCATTTATACCTATGTCTTTAGGTTGATCTACAATCCATTTAATATATTCTGCTGCTCGGTTAATATCTAAGCAAACTCTTTCTGGATGTTTTTTACTATTATTACTTAGCGTACCAAAACTTATGTATGTAATTTTTGGCGTTTTACCCCATACTCCGCTTATACCAAGTGTGTTACTGTAATCACGCAACGCCTTCTTTTCGGCATTGTATCTCCATGCTTTTCCGTTTTTTACACGATCGGTTGTACTGCCTATATTAATAATATGAGGACGATGATTATTTTCAGTACACACACGATATACTTCATCTAACAAATTTGTTTGATGGAATTTAAATAATGCTGCACAATTTATAAAAACATCATGTTCTAAAACTAGTTGTGCTACACGTACTTGATCTTCACGTAAACTTAAATCAAATCCTGTTGTACGACTGCAATATTGAGCATATGGGTATATTTTATGCAATGCGTTTGCTAAATTTTCTTCTAAATTTCCTGTAATGATCATATGTACTCCGAAAACATTGGTTCAACATCTAAAAGACTTTCTCCTCGTATACGATCAAGATCTTGTGTATACTTTAAAAACTCTTCCCAATGCGTATCATAATAACTTTCACTTGTCATGTATTTTATTACACTATTTTTTATATCTTGTGCTTTGTTAAAAGTATTGTCATCTAAATCTTGCTCCATTGCCCAATACATAAAACCTTCAAATCTTTTGATTATTTCGCTTTTCATTTCGTCTGGTAACACACGTATATTCAAATGCTTAGGATGGTGTGCTACGTGATGAGTAATAATAGGTCTTCTTTTAGTGCTGTTAATTTTTTTAAATTTGCTTTCAGTTAATTTCCATTTCATAAAATCTATCATATGATTTACGTTATATGCTGTAACTGTAAAAGCTAACCAACCCATTATATTAGATGGCGTGTTATCTAATAAATGTAAATTTTTAAGTATTTTATTCCATTTTGCAGGATGACGTTGATATTCTAAAACTGCATTCATTCCATCAACACTAGCACCTACTCGTACTTGTTTAAAACTTTCCCACAATTTCAAAACTCTAGAAGGCAATGTACTCATGTTGGTATTGTATTCTACAATCATATTTTTTGCACTGCCGTTTTCAATACAGCGCTCTAAAAAATCATAATGCCTTTCAATTAGCATCGGTTCTCCACCTGCAAAATAAACATGTTTTATGTTGTGTGCATTTGCTTCTAATTGTTCCCAAAATGGCTCGTATGTTGGCCAATCAAATTCAGTTGCACACAACTTATTACCAACTATTTTGATTTCAACTTCGCCACTAGTATCTTTAAATGTATTTTTTCCTGTAAGTTTTATCCAGTCATCATACCAGGCGTCACTGTCCGTAGGTCCGCACATACGACATTTTAGATTACAAAAGTTACCAAAACGCAAATCATAATATTCAATAGGTGTTTCTTCTATATCAATACTACCATCTAATTCAGTTTGAGCTTGTGCTTTCTCTAATGTAAATTGAGGCCAATTCTGTTGTTCGTATTTGCGTCTACTATTCAAACCATTTTCTTCTTCACTACGACAACGACCGCACTCTTCACTCCATTTGCCTATTAACATATTACTTCGTATAGTTTTCATAAAATCTGCGTTACGTGCATCTTGTAATACATCAACTCCAGCGTTATAAGCAGTTCCGTCCTCTTTACGTATAACACCTTTGTTTTTTGTCACGTTTGCTTGACAACAAACACGTATGTCTCCGTTTGCTCGCACTGCTTGAAAAATCCAAGGTATTGGACAAAATGTATCAGACATCTTTAAATATATCCTTCATTTCAGGAAATATTTCCTGCCAGTTTAATCCACGTTGTTTGTCGCACAACTCAATAAATTCTTTCATTTCTGGTAAGCGAACACTCCAGTCTTCACTTTCCATAAAACTTAACATACCTTCGAGACGTTTTAATCCGTACGGTGCTGCTTCAAACATGCTTTCATTAACTTTGCCCTTGTGCCAACTAGGAACACCTAGTTCCCAGTTTTCTTTCCACCAAGGATAAAACTCTTCGTACTTTTTACGCACTTCTTCTTTAAACCATTTAGGTAACACTTTTACATTAAGATGTGGGGGATGATATACAAAGTGATAGTTAATACCGCCTGCGCCAAATGGCCACATATTAATTTTACTAAACCCTTGTTCAAGTTTCCATTTAATAAAGTCTGGTAAGTAATACACATTTAACGCTTGTACTGCACAAGCAATAGTAACTTCAACATTATTGCTAGTTTCTTTATCTAATATGTGGAATACTTCTTCTGTGCGTTTCCATTCACTAGGATAACGAATATAGCTATTCATTTCGTGTATACTATCTACCGAATAGTGAAAACGCACCAGTTTGAATTCTTTCCATAAATCAAATAAATCCTCTCTCCATTCAACTCCATTTGAGTTATAACGTAGTTCAAGATCTTTTGCAATACCTTGTCGAATTGCTTCTTCAAGTATCTCATAATGCTCCTCAATAATTAAACTTTCGCCGCCAGCAAAATATATTTGCTGCATATTAGGCATTTGCTCATAAAACTGTTCCCAAAACGTATCATTCTGTTTATGCCAGTTATAACTACTACCATTATAACTGCCTTTGTCTTGCCATTGCATTGTTTCTTTTAGAGATTCATTTTTTACATCTGGAAAGATCTTTTTATAATCTTTTATCCAACCCGAACTATCGTGGGGACTACACATTACACAAGCTAACTGACATTTGGTTCCAAAACGCAAATCAATGTATGCAAGCTGAGGAGGCACTTCGCCATCATCAGTTGTGTTAGCAATCAAATCATCTACATTTACACGTTGACTCCAATACGCTGTTTCCCACATGCGTTTTGAATTGTGTCCTGCTGCTTCTTCTTTATAACATTTTAAACAACTAGGCGGCTTTTCGCCATTCATCATTTGCTTACGCACATTTTTCATGTATTTGCTGTTCCAAGCAGTTTGGAAATCTGTTACGTTTAAATTGTTTGGTTTACCATCATCCGTTTTTAAGATACCAACTTGGCCACCATGCTCTTTATCGTTTGTTGGTCCAACGCTACTAGCGTTTGCTGTACAACAAACACGCATACTTCCGTCTGGTCTTGTGCTTAGATGCACCCATGGAAGGATGCAAAATGTATCTGATACTTTACTCATACTGTATTTATTCCATTAACTGCGCACTTAATTATTTTCTATTTGATTTAAAAATTGATGTGCAATTTTTTCAATTTTTATATATTTGTCACTAGTAAGTCCAGGAGATCCATAAGGCATAGCAAAATCACCAAATATATGAACAGTATTTGGTATTCGACTAATTAAATAATCTTGTGCTCTAGCCCTATCTATCAGACTATGGAAAATACTTGTAGGTTTATAATGATAAACATTACTCAACCAAAGTATTTTATTTCCTTCAACATTTAAAAAATCATGTATTTTATTCACTTGATCTGTATGCTGTCTAACAAGTAAATAGTTTACTCTTTCAAATTTAACTTTGATATTATCTCTAAATTCGGTCCACCAAGTACACCACTCCTCAAACCCTCCCCAGTGTTCTATAAAATCATTATCAAAATCGCCAAAGTTTTCTGCTACAAAGTTTCCATTGTATGTACGTGTATCTATACTTTGAATAAATTTTTTGTAATCTCTACCATCCCATGTTTCATACATTTTACGCATTACATACAAACTAAATCTATCATAGTCTGCAAACATTAATTCAAAATCCTTTGTGTATCCTATTTCTTTTATAATTTTTAAATGATTTAATCCTGCTGCAACTGTAACCATTCTACTTAGAGGTTGCGCATTAGTACAGGATTTAACAAACCTAGAATTAGTATTGTTTGTATCAGTATTGTATACATAAAATTTACTTATTAACTGTTTTTCTGTAAGCTGTGCTAATTTATCACTAGTATCATCAGTGTCTGGATACAAATAAAACTTGCTTTTTCTAACATAATTATCAAAACTTCTAATCGTATATCCAGCTTTTAAAATATCATTTACAATTTTATAACCACGCTTACAATTTTTATATGTATTTGTAAATAAACTTGGCGCAATCCAAAATGGAGTGTATTCATCGTGATGATTTTCTTCACTTCTTGTTGGCTCAATCAATTCTATACTATCTTCGTGTCTTGTGAAATCACAATCGCTAATTTCTTTTAATTTTTTTGTATTTAGATAAAATGCTTGATCATGTATTTCAATATAACGTTCTTTTCTATCTAGTATGTGCCCTACTAATATATCATCTTCAACTAAAAAGCTATCCAAGGTTTCTAGGAATCTTCCTTGTACTTCTAAATCATTACCCATATTAATACATACTAAGTGTTCTACATTATTTTTAACGGCATATTTAATAGCTTGCTGATGGCTCAAAAACTTTTTAATATTTTTTAATCCTATTTGAGCTCCTAATTCTACCCACCAAAATTCAGTTAAATTTTTACTAACTCCTCTGGCTATATCATTGTTTGCTAATTCGGTATTATCTATAAATGCTACTGTATAATTACGCATCATGCTTTGTTTTCCTTTTAACTGTGCAAGTATCTGCACATCTTTTTATTTTATCACATTTGCCTTCGCCTACTTTTGCTTCAAAACTTTTTATTAAATCATTTTGAAAAAATTCGTGTTTGACGATTTCATCCATTGTATAATATTCTAAGTTGTTAAAGTTATCTCCATAATTTTTATTGATACGGTCGGTCATATGATTGTACATTCCGTGATTCATAAAATAACCATTATGTAAAAAACAACAGGGCCAAATTTTACTATCATAACCCATAAAATACATTTTACGTTCTAAACTATGACAACTTATTTCAAGTTTTTCTTTTTCTGTATAATCTTTTGGCTCAAAATCATCATCCGGTAACGGCTTATTTTTTGCCTTTTTTACCACTACACTTTCAGGTGTTTCGGTTTCGCTTATATGAGACAAATCGTATCTTTTATGAAAACTTTTAAACCCCATTTTATAAGCTAATTCTTCTGCTTGATCAACTTGATGTTCATTCCAAGGAAATATCAAGTATTGCCAAATAACTCTAGCACCGCTATCAATTGCTGCTTTGGCATTTTCTATGATTTTATCAAAATCGGTCTTTTGTCTATATATATGATTTGTATTTCTCAATCCATCAATACTAAAATGCAAACTGTGATTAGGAAACTTTAGTAATTCTTTGCCTATTTTTTTAAAATATTCAGGAGAACGTAAACTTCCATTTGTATGCACACTAGTAACAAAATCTTTATTAATTTTACTAGCTGTTGACAAAAATTTATCAAAATCTGGATGCATTAACGGATCATCAATTGTTCCACAAAATTCTAAATCAGTAAGTGTAGACATAGTTTTTGATTTCAAAAGTTTTTCAAATGTTTCTAATTTTACTAATTGTTTTTTTGGTATTACTTTTTTTGTTTCATTAAAATTTATTGTTTCGGTCCTATGACAACCTAAACACAATGCATTACACATACTACTTAATTCTAATTGTAATATTTTAGCATTACCAAACATTAATCATTTTCCTTAATTTTTAAAGAGCCATTTTTAGGACAATGCCTAAGGCATCCTACATAAGGATTTTTTGTTCTCCAAGTCATATAAATTTTATTCCAAAGTTTCATAATTTTTTTTGGGTGATTGTTTTGTAATTTTAACATTTCGTAATCGTCACCAAATAAACTTCTTAACTCCTGCTCATGATTAGAATGAGTTGTTAAATAACAACACGGTAAAAATAAACCATTTATTTCTACAAAGGGGTGTAAATTTTCCATACACATAGGTTTAATTTTTTTAAACATTTAACGACTTTACTAATATATCTGTATTGTTTTTTGGATAATTAAAATCATATCCAGCTAATTTTAAAACTTTCCAAGCCCAACGTGCTGAAAAATCAGGACGAAGCCATTCGTGCTCACTCACATGCGGCCAGTCAAACCTTATATAATCAAACTTAGCATTAATAGCTTCTTTTACTATATCAACTAACTTCCACTTGTTATAAGAAAAACAAATAGTTTTTTGATACAAAGTAGGTTTATTTTCAACTTCTAATAATGATTGAATACCTACGTCTATGCTTTGAATATCTCCGTTAACTCTGTATTTGGTAAAATTTTCTCTTGTACCATCAATTGAAAAAAATATACAATCATTTGAAGTCATTACATTGCCCAATTCATTCCAAAACGTTTTATCTCTATAACTTCCATTTGTATGCATCTTTATCTTTATTGGAAAGCCTAGGTCTTTTTCTTTTTCCCTAATAAATTGCACAAGAGGTATTAAATCAGGATAGTAAATCGGATCTCCCCAATTTCCACAAAACTCAATCGACGAAGGATTAATTTTATTAATTAATTTTGTATAATTTTTATAATCAACATGAACAGTATTTGATATATCGGCAATTTTGTTTTTTGTAGCGTAGGTCCTTGCACATTCTAAGCATCCTAATGTGCATTTATATGTAAGTCCAAAATGTAAAGATTCAATTTCTCTACCTTTCCAATTCATTTAAATTGCTCCGCAAAAGGATCGAACTCTGTGCCACATTTTTGAGCACATACTCCTAATTTTCCTTCATTTACGCTTGGTAGATGCCAACTATTTTCAATATCAGATAATAATGTTCCATTCATTACATCCTGTAAATTATTTTCTATAACATCTATGCCTTCTTTACCCCCAGCACGATCAATAAAGTCCCATACTTGTTCTACACGAGGATCAGGATGCCACCATTTATACATGCGTCCAGCAGTCCAACAACAAGGCATCATTAGTCCTTCGGCAGTGATAAAGATGTTACCTTCTTCTGCTACTTTACATTTAATTTTACAAGTATCGTAGTAATCTTTCATACTACCGTATTCTTTGGTAAGTTGTTTTTCTTTTAACAACGCAATGTTAATATTTTCTTTTTTCTTAGGTTTAGCTAAGTTTTGTGTATCTTCACCTTTGCGATTTTTTGCTTGGTGTGTTTCTTTTCCTGTTAACTTAGCAGTACTGTAAAATCTTCCAGTTTTCTTTTTAATAAATTTTTCACATCCCCAAGAATTAGCAAGTGCTTCTGCTTCTTCTACTTGATGTTCGTTGTGTGCAAAAATAATATAATCCCAACGAGCTCTACCGCCGGCATCTATAAATGCTCTCATATTACGTTCTACATTATCCCAGACAACATTCTGCCTGTATAAATGATTAGTGTCACTAAGACCATCCACGCTGAAAATAACAGCGCCCATTCTACCAAAGACTTTGGCAAGTTCACGCCACCACGTTTCATCTTTTGCTCCTGCGTTTGTGTTCATACTCAACCACATATTAGGGTTGTGTTCTCTAAAATATTTGAATATTTCTAATGTATCTCGTGCAACAATAGGATCGCCCAAATTGCCACACATAAACATTGTTTTGAGTTGTTGGATAAATTCAGGTTTGAATATACGTTTACAATCTTCTAAACTAAGCTCTGCGTTTGTTATATGAGGATTATCGGCACCACCGTTCATATTACGATCACACATAGGACATGCTGCTTGGCATCGTTGTGTTACTTCTAAATGCACAACTTTTACATCTTCATATCTATACATTATTCGTCCCAATACATTTTATTATTTTTTTGATAGAAATATTCTTTTTCTATTGTAATCATATCATCATATGTTAATCTATGATGAAATGTACCATACCCAATACTTATGCTAAAACGCACATAAGGATCTATTTTACGTTCAGGTCTCGATCCGTGTTTTTTATACTCCACAACTGCATAACCACCTTCGAATTGAAATTCAACACCATGTTTCCAGTTATCGATTATTTTTTCAAATTCATCAATTGTAAATCTGTAACCATTAACAAGATCGTCTGTAACTTTTACACTAACATCTACTCTGTTTTGATCTTTAAACAAGTATATTTTAATAGGTTTTGTATATTTCATTCCATAACTAACTTTACTTTTTTACCAGGTCCAGTTTGACTAGGCAAATCTCCATACTCATCGATATACCATTGTATTACTGCTTTGTACCATTGCTGACTATTGTGATGTGCTTGTTTGTTAAACTGCCAAATATTGTTATTAGTTGCTTGCATAGTACTCAATGCTCTAGCACTTTCTTTTTGCAATTGTCTTAAACTTAAAATATCTAAATCTATCATGGACGTCCTATTACCATAAATCTTTTGTAACCATATAATTCTTGTTCGCCTGCATATTCAAGACGCTCCATTGGAAATTTTTTGCACATATGATCAATACTGTGTACACAATTTACATGTTCTTCTACATCAAATAAGTTATTGCTTTGTATTATAAACAACGGATCACTTTCCATTGGTCTATGTATAAACTTTTGATACCAAATACTAGGCATATGCTCTGCACTTGTGTTTAAAATTAAATCAGGCTGTGTTTTTTCAAAAATTTCTTTGTCGTTTGTATAATTTTTTACATTATAAGTACATCCAGTTCTGCTTACCCAGCCCATGTTTTTTTCATCATCACTACTACTTGCCATTGGCAACTTCATTTCTACAGATTTTACCTTGTAATCTTGTATACGTGAAAAATTAAAAATCTTGTCACTGATGTAACATGCTTCAGAATCAACATCAAAGACTCTTATTTTATTGTATTTTATAACTTGTTCAAGGAACAGTCTAACTTGTCCGTACCAACCTCCTAATACATAAACAGTATCAAATTCTTTTTGTATTTTAGACAATTCTTCCATTGCCCAAATTTTACTGTTTACTTGTCCTCTACTAAATGCATCTTGCAAAAAAATAGGGTTGTAATTATTTCTGTAATACTTGTCAAAAATATCAAATATTTCATTAGTAGTTTGTTTTCTTAAAAAATGTAAAAATTCTGCAATATTAAAATCCAATGATAATTGTATCATATCGTCTTTAGAATACATCATACTCAAAAAGAAATCTACAAGCATTTTTGATTCTTTATCATTTACAAAATCAAAATACTCTTGAAGTCCATGTAACCAGCTAATATTATCAACTGCAATTTCGTTATTTACATTCATCGTTGAACCTTTCTTCTAGCCAATCAAAGTCGTTTATTTTGGATAATGCTTCTTTATTAGTTTTATTTCTTGCGCCATATGCAGCACCAGATTTGGCACCTATGAGTGCATATTCTTTGTACTCGCCTGAGCTTTTAGTACACCAAGCAACTAATCTAGTTTGTGTTTCATTGTTTTTCTGTCTATCAATTACTCTACTACTTAATTTAACACACTCTCTAAATGCACTTTTCCAAGTGTTAAAAGGATCAGTATCAAAACAAGTATAGTTACTAACCTGCATCATTGGTACAAATTTGTTACTAATACTTGTAGTCATATCAGGCTTACTTGTATCCATGTTAATAGTTTCTTCTCTTGGAAATAATTTTATACCGCCGTATCCATATTCTAATCCATTTACAGGATTTATACTACGCCATACATGCACAGCACGTTTATTCCACCATTCGGGTATATAGTCAAAATTAAAATTATCTACTATTTGTGCATCACCGTCTACGATCCATATACGTTCTGTATCGCATAACTTTGCAGCTTCAATGTGTGCTTGGTGTATGCCTTTTACTCCATGTATACGTTTTGCTCTTGGGAATCTATCTAGCAGACGTTGATAATTTTCATCTGCATTTGGTTCTTTGTAACTTATAAAAACTATATCGCTTGTTTCAGCTATTGGTGTACTAGCAGAAATATCTGTAAATTTTTTGTTGATATAAAAACGTGCAGCTAATTCACCTGGTCCATGATGACTATCTTTAGGCATCAAGCATATACCATCATAATTTTTTCCATTAAGGAAAACATGAGTATATTTTAAATCATCAGGTTTAGACTTGTACATAAAATCCCAATCTTCATTTATTTCAAGTTCAGGATATACAACCCACAGCATTTTAGTATTAGATTGAGTTTTGGCTGTAATTACAGAATCTACTGCTTTTGCAGTTATAAATCTGTTTTTAAGTTTAGTAAATTGTGGATGAGAGTTTGATCCGATAAAATAGATATCATACATAATAATAACTTAGCATAGTAAAATTGTTTTGTCAACTATTTACTGATAAATAAAAAGTAGGAGAAGAAACATGAGCATATTACCTGGGGATACAATTAGATTAAATATTACGGGCAGTGATAGCACAATTTTGGTAGATAGCTGGAATAGTGCTTTAAAAGGGCCGGTGGTAGGTAGTGACAATACCACACTAGTTGATACTGTGAATAATGTTTTACTTGGAAAGCACGAAGGTGAATTAGCTGGTAATGTAACAGCAACCAACGGAAGTGTAGTTCTCAACAGCGGAACTAATGGTACTGATGCTGTGTTTATCGGCGATGTGACCGGAGATGTTGTAGGAGACTTGTTTGGTGACGTTACTGGAAATGTACAAGGCGATATATTAGACGAACAAGAAAATGTAATGTTAGATGCTACAAATAGAACTCTTACAGTTGATAGAATTAATACTCAAACTATTAATTTAGGTAATTTAGAAGTTTCAAGTCTGAGTGTATCCGACATTACAGCAGGAACATTTAACGGTCCATTATTAGGAGATGTATCTGGTCAACACTTTGGTAATGTTTACGGTGACGTAGAAGGTAGTTTAGTGG